AACTAAGAAAGAATGGCTAGAAGAAAAAATCGACGAGGAACTGGAACAAAAGGAATAAAAAATAAGGGTCACTCCCACCGACCAAAGTTTGAGCAACCCTTATTGACGTATACTATACATCAACTAACTATAGTATACGTCATTCCTTAAAAAATTTCAATTAAGGAGTGTAATAGTTATGAAAAATTTAATAGTAAAAGAGTTCAATGGAAGTCAAATTTATACTTTTATGTGGAAAGAAAAATCTTGTTGGATAGCTAATCAAATAGTTGGATTATTCGATTATGCTGATGTATCTAAAACAATACAGGATTGCATAAAAGCAGAAGACTTTGAGATTGAACAAGAGTATGATGTATTGAAAGGAAATGAATTTAATGATTTTGTAACTACTTTAAATGTAGTCGCAAATAATATAATTAGTAATAAAGCTAGAAGTATAACTATTTTTTATGAAGATGGTTTATATGGATTTTTACAATACACAGACAAACCTATTGGTGTACAGTTTAGGAAATGGCTTAGACGAGAAGTTTTACCAGCTATTCGACAACATGGTGCATACATAACAAATAACGCTGACCCTCAAGCATTAAGAGAAAAAGCAAATGAAATAGAAAGTTTAGATACAGTTAATAAGACTATAGAAATACTAACTCCATTCTTAGATAATGCTGGAATAGATGAAAAAGCAAAATTACTTACAGCAAAGACTATCTACAAAAAGGCAGGAATAGAGTTACCTCTTGAAATAGAAGAGAAGGAACATTTCTTTGATACTGTACAAATAGCAACTAAGTTAAATGTTTATTCTAAGTCTAATAAACCTGCATTTCATGCAATAGGTGAAATTATTAAGAAGTTAGATATACAAGATAATGAAAAGTTAGTAGTACTAGAGAGTAAAAGAGGTTGGAGTGGAAGTGTCAATAAGTATTCACAGAGTGTAATAGATAAAATAAGACATTGGATAGAGGAGAATAATAGACCTACTAAGATACAAGGTGAGAAGAAGAATTTTCATGTGGTTTATAAAATTGAGTAAATTTATCAGTTGTATTAAATAATATATTTTAGTTTATTTTGGGGGGTTAATACAATGTGTGAGAATTTACTTGATATGGATAGAATAGAACTTATTAGAGAACTTGGAAGTATCTTTGAAAAAATGAGAAATGAAAATCCAGATAAATTTTATAGATTTGTAAGTTTAGTGAAAGAAGAATGTAGGAAAAAAGAAGAGAAAAATAAGTAAATAATATAAATAAAGCACTTGGATATTATGTTGTTTCAAGTGCTTTGTTTGTTAAAAAGTGGTATAATAAAAATATAGAAATCTATAAACACAAGTCGTTTTATATTAACTAAGTGGTATGTAAATCGTACAGATAGTATTGCATTAGAGGAAAGTTTAAAAGCGTTTTAGATTAACTATATGGAATGTAAATGTTTTTAAAGCTTCTTCAAGTTGTATTTGTGTATAATGTTTTAGATTAACTATATGGAATGTAAATCCAACTGAATAAACAATAATTTTATCAATTTCTTTAGTTTTAGATTAACTATATGGAATGTAAATTATTTTACAGATGAACAATTACAATTACTTCTTGAATGTTTTATATTAACTAAGTGGTATGTAAATAAAGCAAAAGATAGGAATGATAATTTTAAAACTCCAAACTTTTATATTAACAATGTGGAGAAAAACTAAATAGAAGAAAGAAGCACTTATTTTTGGTAGGTGCTTTTATTTTGCTCAAAATATTTTAAATCAATAGACTAAGTTCTTATTTTTAGATAGAATTATATTTGAATAAAGAATTTAATAGGGGAGAGTTCATTATGTGGGGAAAATTTAAAAAATTAAGTTTGTTGAAGAAAATTTTAGTGATATTTTTAATATACTTTGTTGTATTTACAGTATCAATGATGATTCATCAAGCGATACGAGATTCAAAAAATAGAGATGAAGTAAATGAAGGAAATATTACAAAAGAAAATATAATTAGCGAAAGAGAAAAAGAAGATATTTATAAACAAGAGATGCAAGCAAAAGTAGACTCTATGATACCAGAAGACTTAAAAGATAAAACAACATATTATGTTAACATATTAAACCCAACAAAAGGTGAGGGATATATAGTTAGTATTCAAGTGGAAAATTCTAGGTTTAATGATGAAAATGAGTGTAGAAACTTTACTAAAGAATTTGTAAACAATATAAAAGATATGAATGATATCCATTCAGTGAGAATAAGCTTTATTGTTGATGTGACACTCACTTATAATGTATTTTTAGATGATTGGAATAATATAAAAAATAATGTAAATTTAATTGATGATTTGGATTTCTCGTCTGGAAATTAGGTGAATACTTTATTTTAAAATTAAATCTGTTATATAGAAAGCACTTACTTTTTGGTAGGTGCTTTTGTTTTGCTCAAAATTGGTCGGTTGAGTAAAATAATTAGAAAAAATTAGTAAAAACTCTTGAAAAGTGTCGCGATACAATGTATAATTATATTATCGCGATACAGAAAAGAGGTGAAAATTATTACTGATAGCAGTAGAGCAGATTACTTCAAGCAGAGACGACAGAATAAGAAAACTTTTAGTGTTCTACTAGATAGAGAGAAAGTAGAAAAAATTGAAGAACATTTAAAAAAGCAGAACAAGACTAAAACTATTTGGCTTGAAGAAAAGATTAATGAAGAGTTAGAAAAAGAGGAATAAAAAATAAGAGACGTTCTCCCCGACCAAAGATTGAACATCCCTTATTGACGTATATTATATACACTAACTATAGTATACGTCATTCCTTAAAAAAATTCAATTAAGGAGTGTAATATTATGAAAAATGAATTAATGATGTTTGAAGAAAAGAAAGTTGAAGTACTTGAATATAATGGGCAAGTTTTATTTAATCCATATGATTGTGGAAGATGTTTAGAGTTAAGTGATAGTGCAATAAGAAATCATTTATCTAAAATGAATGATACTCAAGCTGTATTATTAAAAAATTCTAATGTCCTAGATAAGGACTTTAGAAAATTGCATAACACAGGTGAAAAGTTCTTAACAGAGAGTGGAGTATATAAGTTAATATTTAAATCTAAAAAAGAAGAAGCTGAGAGATTTCAAGATTGGATAAGTGATGAAGTACTTCCAGCCATTCGACAAACTGGTGCATACATAACAAATAATGCTGACCCAGATAAGTTGAGAGAAAAAGCAAGCGAGATTGAAAAATTACAGTTAGCTTACAATAGTACATCTATGTTAAAAGAACTATTAGATGGTGCAGGCTTTGACAATAAATCCAAACTATTAACAGCTAAAACATTATATAAGAAAGCAGGAATTGATTTACCAATAGAGATAAACGAAGAAGAACATTATTTTGATACAAAGCAAATAGCATCTAAACTGAAAATATATTCTAAGAGTAATAAACCAGCTCAGATGGCTGTTTGTGAAATTATTAAAAAGATTGATTTAGAAGAAAACGAAGTCAAAGGCGTTTGGGAAACTAATGGTTCTTGGACTGGTACTGTAAATAAATATACAAAGAGTGTAATAGATAAGGTTAGAAATTGGATAGAGGAAAATAATAGACCTGCTAAGATTGCAGGTGAAAAGAAGAATTATCATGTGGTTTATAAGATTGAGTAAATTTATCAGTTGTATTAAATAATTTAGTTTAGTTTATTTTAGTTTTGAGGGGGATTAATACAATGTGTGAGAATTTACTTAATGAATATAATTTAAAAACTGATGAAGATGTAGAATACTTTGTAAAGTTTGCTACATTATTATATAAATTAAAACAGGACAATGAAGAAAAATTTCAAGAGTATGCAGAGATATTGAGAGGTATTCTTAGGGAACAACAAGAGAGAGAAAATAAGTAAAATAATATGGATAAAGCACTTGGATATTATGTTGTTTCAAGTGCTTTATTTGGTAAAAAATGGTATAATATAGGTAGGAAATTATATTAACTAAGTGGTATGTAAAGGGAGTAGGCAAGTTTTATAAACAAATAACAGGAAGATTTTATATTAACTATGTGGTATGTAAATGCGTTTAGGAATATGACAGCATCTATTAATACGACAAGTTTATATTAACTATGTGGACTTAAAATTAAAAATAATTCAAAAACACTTACAAATGAGTAAGTGTTTTTTTAATGAAAGGAGGTGATAATGATGTAAAAATTTTACTGATATAGTATAATAATCCTATAAATTCATTATAATAAAGGGGGATATTATGGGATTATTTAGTGGAAATGAAAGTTGTTGTATATGTGGAGAAAAAGGTAAACAAAAAATATCTGATGGTGTAATATGTTCTGAATGTTTAAAAAAATATAAAGATACATTTTCTATAGTCGAACCAACAGATGTAATTAAAAAAATATCTTCTGAGGAAATAAAAAAATCAATAAGATTAACACTTGAAAATAAAAAAAGATTTGAATCTTTTAACGCAAGTAAAAAAGTAGGAATTTATTTATTAGTAGATGAAAATAAAAAACAATTAATTATATCTGATAAAATAAGCAATTTAAATAAGAATAAGAGAGTATATGACTTTAGGGATATTATTTCATTTGAACTTTTAGAAGATGATGAATCTATAATTAAAAGTGGATTAGGTGGTGCTATTGGAGGAGGTCTTTTATTTGGCGAAACAGGAGCTATAGCTGGAAGTATATTAGGAAAGAAAAAAATAAAAACTTATGTAAATAGTTTAAAGATAAAAATTACAATTAATAATATAAAGAATTCTACAAAGTATATATATTTAATTAATTCTAAAATTTCTACAAATTCAAGTTTATATAAAGAATCTTATAATTATGCCCAAGAGATTTTATCAACTTTGTCTATAATAACAAGTTCTAAGAGTATAGAAGATAAAAAAGAGTCTATATCTAGTTCTACAGCTGATGAAATATTAAAATATAAGAATTTGTTAAATATGGAAGCTATTACACAAGAAGAATTTGATGCTAAGAAAAAAGAATTGCTAAATTTATAATATATAAGCACTTACTTAAAAATAAGTAAGTGCTTATATTATGTTAAAAAAGAAAGGAGGTTAAAAATGGCAACTATACAAACATCTATCCGAATTTTCGACGGAATGACACCTGCTTTTAGACACATGACTAATGCTATGAATATTGTATTAAGTTCATTCGAGCAATTACAAAGAACATCTAGCAATGCTATAGATGCTAATAGTATTAGAACAGCTAGAGAAGAACTAGCACGTGCAGAAGCTGGCTTTGATAGACTAGAACAACAAATAAGAGA